TGGCAGGAACGCGGGGAACGTAGCCTTCGGCGCGCCATCCGAATGATACATTAGGTTGCCGTCGCTGTCGTGCTGCGGCTTTTGCCGCACGACTAAGGCTGTCTCGCCGACATTGTCCGTCGCCAAGCCAGTTATATACTCTATGAACTTCGTGCGATCCTCACTCATCGCTTGCTCCTTTATTTGCCATACCTACTCATAATTGCCACTTCAGCGTTCAGGGGTAGCCCTGCTGCCCAAGGTGGCGGCTCACACATAACCTGCACCAGCCGCGCTGCGGCGGCTTCGGCTTCATCTTCTGGCACTTCCAAGACGATTTCATCGTGGATGTGCAGCACTACATCGTCCAGCCGGCGCAAGGCGTAGCGCAGCAAGTCGTTGGCGACAGCCTGCGTGATATTCTCACACGCCAGACCGCGCCACAGCCGCGCCCTTGGCCATTCCTTAGCGTCTGCGGCTGGCTTCCATGAAGCCTTGGCATAGGTCAGGTCGCCCTTCTCATCGAAACGGGCGAAAGGATAACATAGCACACGGCCAGACGGAAGAGCATACCAAAGATGCAGTCCGTCAAATAAATATGTGACGCGCCCGATGGTAAACTCGCGGCCCTTGTTCCGCATGGCGCGCATATAGGTTTCCTCAAGGCCAGACCAGTAAGGCACGGCCCACTTGTTAGCCCTACGCCATGCGTCCACCATGCGCTTCGCGTCGCTCTCCGACATCATCAGGCCGTAGATGCGGCCCATGCTGGCGAACGCACCGACGCCACCGGCAAAGCCGCACGCCAACTCTTGAACCTTACCGATCTGGCGCTGGTCTTTGTCAACGTCGTCATAGCCGACATGGAAGGTCGCCATAGCGTTGTGCTTGTAGACGTCCTCACCCTTGGCAAAGATGTCCAGCTTGTTCGCACCAAAGATGCTGTTGGACGCCCACGGCGTCACCCGCGCTTCGATAGCGGCCCAATCGGCGACGACCAGCCGCTTGCCTTTGTCAGCCATCAGCGCAGGGCGTAGCATACCCTTCAACACGTCCGTCACACGGCGACCATATTCAGGAACAATCTGGTGGCCGCGCACCATAGCCTGCCGCACTAATGCAGGGTCGGCGGCGCACTTGCGGGGGAAGTTATGGACCTGAAGCCCAAACGATGAAGCGCGTCCAGTAGCACTGCCTCCAGCAAATACGAACGCTCCTCTAACGCGAAAATCTTCCTCATCAGCAAGCGCCGCCGCACGTTGGAACTTGGCCACGGACGATGCCCACAGATCGTCCGCGCACTGGATGACTTCCGCAACTTCCGATGGCACTTCATCTGGGTCCTCCTCTGCCAGCACGAGTAAGTTAGCGCGCACGTTCTTGTCAATGGACAGCTTCTCGACGCCGTCCTTCATCACGGTTGCCATTTCAAGCGCCTGCGGCCCTACCCTAGCTAACACCCAATCCTTCATCTTCGGGCTGCGGACGGACTTAATCTCGCCATGCGTCACCTCTTCAACGATGGACTGTATCTCTGTCAATTCAGTCTCAGCGTAGCGCACCGCCGCCTGCGCCAGCGGCCTGTCGAGCAGGACGCCGCGGTCGTTGATGCGCTCGTTCGTGTGGTAGTCGGCCAACTCATCAGCCGACAGCGGACGCTGCGCCTGCGCGATAGCGCGCATGGCCCTGACATCCTGTTCGCAATAATCGACCATCTCCTGCATCAGCGCGGCGTCCTCGCGGAACGTGCCATCGCCTTGCGGAACGGACAGCAGGCGGATTAGCTGACTGCCGCGATGGTCTTTCTTCATGGTCGCGCCAGCGAAGCGGCCCACATCCTCAAGGCTGCCCGGCGCACAGTTGGCGCGGGCCTGCGCTGCGGTGCAGTAGAACTGCTCCAGCTTGAAGTTTACCTGAAGGACATACCAGAATATCAGGCGCTCGAACGCTGCGTTGTGCGCGTATACCAGCCCCTTGTGGTCTTTGACGGCTTGCGGGAAAGGCTCACTGGGGAGCCACGTCCGCACGTCTTCGTCATCAAATGCGTATGACATACACAGCACGTCGGTGCTGGCGTCCTGCGCGTAATTGTACACGCCGCGGCTGCGAAGGTCGCAACGGCTCCGTGTCTCGAAATCGCACCATAATTTAGACATAGAAGTTCTCACTCTTCCGCTACTTGCCGGAGCGCCCAACACGCCCCGGCTTTCGCACCCTGTTATACTACGCGACGACGACGACGCGCACCATCAGCGGCTTCAGGTTCAGCGGCGACTTCCAACTCCGCGTCCTCTGTCTCTTCAACCGAAGCTGTATCCATCGACACCCAATCGGCGATGTCAAAGATAGGCGTATAGATGCGCCCATAAGTCTTATGCTGGTAATGCTCTGACGATAGCGAGAGCAAAGGCACAGGCTTATTCTGGTCTTTGTCCACCTGATCGGCGATGGCAACCGCCAAAGCCTGCACCGCACGCTTGCCGCCGACTGACGTAGCCGTGAAGCGTGCCTGCATATCCTTGTCTTCACCGTTCGTGCAAACCAGCATCATGCCGACTTGCATTTCCCAGCCGCGTTCCGCACCCGATGGCGCAGGGTCAAGCTGCGGCAGCGGTTCTGACACCGGCACCAGCGTTTCAGCCAGCACTTCGCCTTTACCCCATGCGATGTAGCCATGCACGAATGAGAACGGATTGGCTGCCCACAGGCTGCCGTCTTCGACTTCGGTTTGGTCTGCACCGAAAACCCAATGGCCTGTCTTGTCCATCTTCAGAATGACTGTGCCGCCGGGAGCGACCTCAGACTGGATGGAGCGCAACGCGCCGGAGAGTGACTGTACGGACGGCAAGTTAGCGCCACCAAAAGTTGTGATATTCGACATTATATTGTACCTTTTCTGTTTACTGGATTTTAGACATAGCTTTGGTAAGCGTCTGTCCGATTTGCAAAACCGCTGGCCGGGGATCATTTTCCGGCGCAAGGGTAGAGCCTGTGGAGACGGCGACAACTAAGTCCGCCGGCAATTCTATTTTGGCTTTCTTCAAAGCCTTTTCCGCTTGGGCTGGTGACAGCGGCTTGGGTTCGCCCCATGCTTCTACACCAACGCCGGTCAGGAAGGCTACAGCCTTATCTTCGTTTGTCCACTGTCTTGTGGCGCGCTTGTTAACCAGCTTCCAGCCGGGGACTTTCTGCCCCTCTTCCAAAAGCCCATGCGCCAACTGCTGCAAGTCCTTGATGAACCCTTCAATCAGCGGCGCTTGTTCCAGATAGTGTGCAATCTGCTCAACTGGCAGTGCTTCCAGCTTCGCCTTCAGCGCACGGTCTACAGCGCCCGTCATGATAGGGCAGACAGGCTTTGCCGCGCACCACTTGCAATGGTCGCCTGACGCCAACGGCGCGTCTGGCCGCTTCGCAATCTTGACGGCAGCGGCAAGTTGTTTCTCGAACGCATCAACGCGGGCAAGGTCTGTCACCCAACGCTTGACGTAGGGCGGCTGCACAATGATTAGTTCGACTTCTTTTGCGCCTTTGAAAGCCCACGACGTTTCCGCAGTGCGTTTAGCCGCCGCAGCGTAGAAGAGTAGCTGGCTGTTTTCCTCGACTTCGACAGCCACGCCATCGCCAAACTTCCAATCCAGAACAATCGCTCGATCACCAAGGCGACCAAGAAGATCGGTAGAACCAAAAACGTCAGGCAGAAAATCACCAAAACCAACCCGGCTTTCAACCGCATATTCCATCTCCCCCTTGGGGTCTATCTCGTCCAGCGCGCGCAGCGCCGGTATCAGCTTGTCATCGACCAACGCTTCGGTAAGCACGGTCTTCTCATAGGTCGTGCCAACCAAGCTGTACGGATCAAGGTCGCTCTCTAATATAGATGCGATGGTGTCGTGCAGGAGCGTGCCTTCGTCGGCGTAGCTGCTGCTGGGCTTTGGTGGGACGGTGTCTACCAGCGCCACGCTGCCGGGGCAGTTGATGACGCGCTTGGCGGTCGAGCCGCCGACTATCTTACTATGCTGCATACTGAACCTTCCTTTACTGTTTGAGCGGCCCTTATAGACTGCAACATTTTTTATCGCAAGGCCTTTAAATGCAAAAAATTTTGTGGTAGCTTTTTGTCATGACTGAGAAAGAAATAGAGCGGTATTTCTGTAAACGCGTGCGGGCAGCCGGCGGCTTTGCATATAAGTTCCGCAGCATTACGCAAGTCGGCGTCGCCGACCGCATCGCCTGTATGCCCAACGGTGAGGCTTGGTTCATCGAACTGAAGAAAGCTGGCGGGCGTCTGTCTGCGTTGCAGCGTATCTTTGCAGATGAGATGACGCACACCAAGCAGCATTACGCGTGCCTGTGGTCAGTAGAGGATGTGGACGCATGGCTCAAACGCTTCAGCTAAGGCCGTACCAGCAGCAGGCTGCGACGTTCCTGTACGAGCGCGACCGCGCTATGATCCTTGCGCCTGTCGGCGCGGGCAAGACGGCCATTACCTTGACGGCGATGGATGAGATGCTGCGCGACGGCCATGTCAAACGCTGGCTGGTGGTAGCGCCGAAGCGTGTCTGCACGGATGTGTGGCCGGTGGAAGCACCGAAGTGGTCTGGCGTCGTCCCTGCTCTGGCTGTCGGCACGCCAGTGCAAAGGGTGGATGCGTTGCAGAGCGACGCCAGTGTGGTCGTCATTAACTATGACAACCTAGATAAGCTAGAGGATTTATCCAGCTTCGACGGAATTGTGTTTGACGAACTGACGCGGCTGAAGAACCCCAGCGGCAAACGCTTTAAGGCGCTGGACAAGCTGCTGGCTAACGTCAAAGTGCGCTGGGGGTTGACCGGATCGTTCACGTCGAACGGGCTGGAGGATGTCTTCGGCCAATGCAAGATCATCGACCAAGGGCTGTTGGGCCGCGCCAAGGGCGCGTTCATGCAGCAGTATTTCATCTGCACCAACCGCGACTTCGGCCAATGGGTTCCGGCGGCTGGCGCGCTTGAGCAAGTAATGCAGCGCATCCGCCCTGCGACGTTCGTGCTGGAGCCGGGCGAGTATAAGGACAAGCTGCCGCCCTGTCACGTTAATGAAGTGCGGGTTTCGTTAACAAATCGTAAACCCTATGACGAGATGAAGCGCGAATATGTAACACGTTTTGGCGACGACCAGATCGTAGCGCAGAACGCCGCGTCGGTGACAACCAAGCTGCAACAGATGGCGTCGGGGTTTGTCTACAACCGCGACGCAGGCACACCGTCCATCTGGTTCAGCAGCCACAAGTTTGACCGGCTGGAAGAACTGCTGGCGGAGAACCAGCGGGCGAACACCATTATCGCCTACACCTATCAGGAAGAGTTGGCCGAACTGAAGCGCCGCTTCCCGCACGCAAAGACGATGGACGACGACAACGTCATCGAACACTGGAACGCAGGGCAGGTCGAGTTGCTGTTGGCGCACCCTAAGTCGGCAGGGCATGGCCTGAACCTACAGCACGGCGGATGCCACATGGTGTTCCTGTCGCTGCCGTGGTCGCTGGAACTGTACGAGCAGACGGTCGGACGCCTGCACCGCAGCGGTCAGACAAAGGATGTCTGGGTCTACGTGATGTTGACCGAGAAGAGTATTGACGAACGTATATGGGCGGCGCTGCACGACAAGCGTGCGGTGTCCGACATAGCCTTAGAGGAATTGAAAAATGAGTAAGCTAAACTGGCGGTCGATGATCGCGGTATTATCTGACCTTACGGAAGAGCAGCTAAAGGACGCGCTGGACGTTGAACTGAAGACGCACAAGCGGCCAGCCCTCGCACGGCGGTTGCACCAAAGATACTCCGCGATGCGGACGGCGCGGGAGCGTGTCGAGATTATGAAGAGGCTGAAGAAATGATAGATGACAAGAGCGATGCTGGGTCGTGGGCAGAGGCAATGCAGTTTAAGTCGGCTATCAACCCTGACCATTACAAGGCGGGCGGAATAGAAGCTATCGACTACATTCAGGCCAAGCTATCGCCAGAAGAGTTCGCCGGTTACTGCCGCGGTAACGCCCTGAAATATGTCAGCCGTGCTGGACGCAAGGACGCGGTCGGTCAAGAGGTACGCAAAGCTATTTGGTATCTGGAGCGGTGGCGGGACAGTCTTGTTCGCACAGACAAATAAAGCGACTGTTGTGTGCTTCGACTTCAGCTACCGTTTCAGGTGTGTCTTGCGTAGCGTCGTAGGTAATGGGTTTGGTGATAGCGCAGTAGCTATTTACGGGAACGGTCGAAACGGTCGCGCAGCCGCTCGTCACGCTCAGGATCAGGGATAGCAACGGCAGCTTCGCCAAGTTCGATTTGCCTGTTAATCGCATCGTTCGCTTCCTTGATAGCTTCTTGACGCCCTTGCTGTTTCCAACGGCGTTCTGCCCAAGCACCCAACAGCTTGTCTAGAACACCCAGCAAGAGCGTCAGGAACTTCATTATTCTGCGGGCTTAGCTACAGATTTTTTGCTTACAACAGACCACACAGCAACGCCGATGGTCGCTATAGCCCCAGCCAATGCTTCAGCCGTTGCACCGTCGATGAGACCTTTTCCTGCCAGATAGCCAAAGCCAGCCGCAGCAACTGTACGAACGACCCCAAATAATTGATCCTTATTCATGTCATTTTCCTTTCGGGTAGGACTTCCAAGGCAGTTCCCAATGCGGGCCATCCTTGAACGTCCGCCAATCGCCGCCCCACTGGAGCGGCACTTTTTCAGCCGCCGCAGCGGCCTTCACAATCTTGGCTAACCGATGGTAGAGCGGCCAGTCCCAAGATACTTTACCGTCGATCAGCGGCGCTAAATCGACAGCGTGTCCTGTAATGTGACGTGAGTTCATCGTCTTTGATGCGCCCTGCTTGACCAACTGCGTCTGGCGCGCGACGGTACGCAAGCCTTCTAGCACCGTGAAGTCAA